CTCTGCCGAGTTGATTGCAAGCGACGCCGGGTGCCCGCATGGCAGTGCCGATTCAGGACGGCCTAAGTCGGCCTTCGGCTCGTCCCATCCTCTTTCCAGCAGCGCATCGCGCTCAGCGCGCAAACCGGACACGATTTTGATCGCATCGTCTGCCGCCTTGCGGTCGCCATGCGTCTCGCGGTAACTGCCGTCGTCGCCGTGAATGATTGCCATCACATCGCGGCCAGCTTGTACTGCGGCGCGCAGCCGCTCGATCTCTGCAACGGCCTGCCGCACGTCGCCGTAACAAAGGCCATCTCTAATGATGATGGCATCGTTTTCTCGCGACTCGGCAAATGATCGTAGCGCGTCAGTTGCACTCATACGCTTTCCTCGCTGTGTCGATTGCTGCGTCAAGCCCCGTCCCTGAGCAGCCAATGGGCAGATGCAGCGTGAGCAGAGAAATTCTCATCCACCGATACCGCTCCGCATCTTCGCGCAGCGCATCTAGCTCGGTTCGCAGCCACTCTATTTCATCGAGCATCGCGTGCAGGAACCTGCTGCCGGCAAAGTTTGTCTCCACCACCGGCCAACGCACGCCTTCGCGGAATGCCTTGACGCAGCCGTTATCTGCGCGCTCGACACGGTATTTTCCTGATGCAAACTCAAAAACTTTGGTCATGCTTTCCTCGCTGCGTCGATTGCATCATCAAGCGATGACGCTTTGCTAGATGCGTTTATGGCAATTTGCATTCGCCTCACGAATGAGTTTGCATACATAGGCGAGTCGAAGCAAAGACGCACGTCGCCAGCGGTCTGTAGCGCTGCTGCGCCTATCAATCCTTCGGGCCAAAGTTTCTTTGTCAGCGCTCGCAGTGCATCCCGCTCGGCACGCAACCGCATCTGCTCATCAACGGCTCTGGCAACAGCGTTGCAGGACGCACTCCGGTAGTCATCGTGCATCTTCCGCGCTTTCTCCGCGGAGTCTGGAGTATTCGCCAGCGCAACAACTCCGCAGGCGACAACGCGCATTTTCTCCCGCTCAAGCTCCGCGCGCAGCCGCTCGATCTCGTCGAGCATATGCGCCATTTCGAGCAAGTTCGCGTTGTGTGCTTTCGCGGTCTCTGCGTCCAAGGCGCGCAGCCGCTCGATCTCGTACCACAGCTCTCCCGCCTCGTCCTCCGTCAGGGCGCCTCTTAGGCGCAAGCGCTGTACGTCGCTCATGGCCTGTTCCCCAGCGTCGCCATGGCGTTGTCCGCGATCATCATCAGGAAATTCGCCGCATCGGCGCACTCGGCGATTACGGCCTCCGGGCTACTGGACGCATCGAGCTCGCGCAGCTCGTCGTCTATCCGCTCGCGCAGCCATCGAACGCTGCAGCGCGACCACCCGCCCTTGTCTTCGTTCGCCCGCAGCTCTTCCTCCATCCTGTCGGCAAACCAGCGCACGGAAGGTCTGATTTTCGTGCTGTTCGTCATCGCAGTTTTCCCCCGCAGCAGTTCTTCGGCACGGATAAGAATCGACTCAACGGCGATTGATTGAAGTCGCTTACCCATTCCGTCTTTCCACTCATCCACCGCCTGCGCGATTGCGATGGCACGGCGGATTTCCTCTTCAGTAACCAAGCATTGCTCCCCAAAGTGCGGAGGCTCCTCCTCGAACCGCTCAAGCAGTGTCATGGCGCCTCCTTCAGCGCGGCGGTCGCCTTTTCAATAGCTAGCACGAGCTTTTGATAACGACCTGGTGCTGGCGCGACTCCAGCTGCTCTGTAGTCGGCGTATCTGTCGCAGATGCAGGTCAGCAACTCCCGCAGCCGGTCGCGCTCACCAGTAAGGTCTCCAGCGCGATTCGCATAATCGACACGTTGATAATCAATACGCCCAATCTCAGCGCGCAGCTTTCCAACGACCTCGATCGCGTCGTCGGCCGCCTTCCGGTCTCCGTGCCGCTCCCTGTAGGCGCCGTCGTCGCAGTGGATGACCGCCATCAGGTCGCGGCCGGCCTGCGCGGCCTTCAGGAGCGCATCCCGCTCTGCCCTGAGAGCCTTTTCCTTTCTGTCGCATGCCATAACTGCGTCTCTCCAGGCGGCAGTCTCCGAGCGCAACTTGGCTATCTCCTCGCAGTTGGGGTGCGACTCCCCGTCGAACGACACATCCGTCCCGCACCTGCCGCATCTCGCGCTCATTCGACACCTCCGTCATCGCGCAGATCCCTGTCCAGGCGCACCACCTCCGAGCCCCTCTCGGCGTCCGCCGCCATCAGGTGTCTCATCAGGCGCTCCGCCTCCCCCGCTGTTTTGTACGGCCACTCCACGCGCTGCCAGAGCAGCCACAGCGTCATCCAGCCCCTGAACTCCACGTAATATAGCCCCGCGGGCTCCGTTCTTACCACCCTGAACCTCATGCGTCACCCGCCGTATCCGAACAGCTCGCCCACCTGGGCCAGCGACGTGGCGCCCCTGCCGTGCCCGGCGCGCTCCCGGACCTGCCTCACCGTCAGCACCTCCCCGTACTCGCTGACCAGCGTCGTCTCCGGGTCGAGAGCGGAGTTCTCCGTGACCACGCACCCGACGGCGGAGCCGCCCCAGTGCGTGCGCATAGGACAGTCGGAGTCGCAGGTCTGGTCCGCGAAGCCGAGCACCGTGTCCCTGGCGGCGACGGTCTGTACCGCCAGCGCCCCCAGCGGGCCCTCGGCGTTCCAAAGTTTTACCCAGGTGCGCTCGCCGTCGGTCTCGGTCTCTATCCTGGTGAACGGCGCCCTGAGGCGGTAGTAACTGGTGCTCATCTCCTACTCCTCCAATTCTTGATACGAAGTAGCACATATCTGGGCCACGCGCGGAGCAGTGCGAACGCCCACCAGCGGGCACGCCGCGCCGGCGGCATCGCGTCGTAGTCCCAGTACCTCTTGCTCTCTCTGATGAACCAGCCGAACTCGCCAGGCATCGCGGTCACCTCATCCAGTCGCGCACGCGGCACCCCGCCACGTACGCGTTGAATCTGGCCTCCGGGTAGCTGCGGTGGCCCGGGCCCCCGCCGGACCAGCGACTGGCAACCCAGCTCCACCAGCCCCAGGAAGACGCCGCCGACACCAGCTCCCACACCGCCCGCAGATCACTCATGGGTCCCTCCCCAGCGCGGCCCTGCTCTCCTCCGCCGAGATCGTCGCGTCGCTCATTCCGCCTCCCCGCCGCGCTCCCTGACTATCGCCCGCGCCCACGCGCCGAGGCGGTGGTTGTCTTTCAGGTCCGTCAGCTCCGCCGCCCTCAAGTATGTATCATCCATCGCCGTAGTCTCCCGCAAATTCGGAGGCCGCCCGCAGGATCGTTCGGATCACCTCCCTCTTGTCCGGCCTGGAATCGCCCGGGAAATCCCGGTCCACCCGCATGGCGACGGCCTCGGCGACCGCCAGCCCGTACCGGAGCAGCCAGGCCTTCAGCTCGGCCGGGTCCGCGGCCTCCATGCCGGGCGGCATCCTGGGCAACTCTATCATCTCAGGCCCCGCTCTAGGTTCTGTCTGTATCGGGTTTTCTTTTTGGCCCTCACGTATTCTTCCAGCTTTCCTCCCCAGTGTCTGCGGACGAACTCCAGCTCCTTGTCCGACAGACCCATCCTGGATCGTCTCCACGCCGCCACGTGCGCGTCGTGTATCCCGCGCTTGATCCTCGCCGACCTCGAGAGTGTGTCCAATGATCTCATGGTTTCCGGAAAAAAAAAAAAACGGGAGTCTAGGAGACCTCCCGGATTGCTTTGTTCATGTCGGCCACGGGCCGCTTCGCCGCCGCGGTGGCGGCGCTCAGGAGCTCTTTGTCTTTTTCTTCCAGAAACATGACGGCGGCCATCATCACGATGTAGTCGGTGAGATCCAGGACGTGCCTGGAGAACGCCTCCCTGACGTCCGGCCTGGAATCCATAAGTCCGGCGATCGCCGAGACCTGGGCCAGGCACAGATACGCGGAGCCGTACAGAGACGCCTTGTCCCTGGCCGGCCTGCCCCATCTGGCCTCGATCGCGTCCAGCATCTCTTCCGTGGCCATCCTGGACTCTTTCGCCAGCCTGATCGGATCTGTCATGCCGCCTCCTTTTCTCTGCTTTCCAGGCCCAATTCCTCCGCCGGGGGGATCCGCCGTATGCTTTTCTCGTCCGCGTACAGCACATGCCCGTCGTCGGTGTAGAACTGCGGCTCGTACGTCCAGCACGTGGGGTTGTCGAAGCGGGCCTCCAGACGGATTATTCTTCCGAGATACTTCACGTGCGCCGGCCCGGTGCTGACGATGATGCAGAGGTCCCCGCGCTGCAGTGGTCGGTCGACCATGTCAGCACCTCTCCAGGGCGTCGAGTCTGTTCTTCTCGAGCTCTCGGAGCCAGTTGGCCAGATCCACGCCGCCACCGTCTCGCCTCTCGAACGCCCCGAAGTAGCACGTCTCGCCGTCCTCGAAGTAGCCGAGTATTTCGCCCCGCTCGACTCCCCTGTCCAGCATGCGCCTGACAGCCCCCTCCGCGGCGACCGGGGCCGGGTGGTATCCGGGCGGCAGGTGCACGAGTTTGCTGAGCGCGATCTCTCCGTAGAATCTGACTTCCATGGCTCTCTCCTGTGTGAGATTGGTGTCACTTCCTGCGCTTCTCACCGGCCTTGCCGGTCTTCCCCTTCTGCTGCTTCTCCTTCTCCCAGCGCTTCGCCATCTCTGGCTTCTGGCTGTGCATCCACCTGCGCTGCTTCTCGCTCCTGAACGGCATTCTCGTCCTCCCCGATCTCGGCCACCAGAATATCCTCCGCCTCACGCAGGGACAGCGTGAAGTACTCTCCGAAGCCGTACTTCATCGGTATCTCGACGCGCCCAGGGTCCCGTTTCCAGGTCCTGATCGCGCCGTTCACCCTGGCTTCGCCCACCCTTCCGCTCCTGAGCACCGCCAGCACGCGCTCCCCGGGGCCCAGGGCCATGATCTCCGCCGCGGTCAGGCGCCTGTACGGGCGCATCTCGGGTCTCTTCCTGCGGTCCGACTGCCGGGCCAGCATCAGTGTCTCAATCATCCGGAGTCTCCGCGTGCCTTGGGAGCAGCAGCAGTCCGCGCAGCTCCGGGTACCACCTGTCGATGTGCGCCGCGAAGTCCTCCGACACCGACACGATACGGTCGAACCTGTAGTCCGTATATTCCCCGCGCTCCCGAACGGGGCTCAGTCCTGAGACCACGGCGTCCGTCGGTCCCACGCGCCATCCTCGGGGGGAGCCGGTGAGAGCCCACTCCAAGCCGTCGAACTTCAGGTCGCCCACCAGTCCCGTGCGGAGGCTCCCGTCAGAGACCACCGCTCCCGTCTTCACGCACTCGTTCATAGCGGTCCTCTCTTCGTCATGTTCTGGCCTTCGACGCGTAGCACTCGGCCGGGTTGCTTTCCCGCAGCCACCTGGAGTGGAAGCAGTGCGCACACCGGTCCAGTCTCCAGGTGCCGTTGCGGCCCAGCTCCTCCGCGACGCGCGCCTCATTGCCCGGGTTGAACAGGTCGCAGAGGTCCTTGGCCGCCTCCGGGCAGAGCCCGGTCATTTTGCGCACCACCTTAACGCGCTCCACCCTGTCGGCCGGCAGCAGCGCGACTAGGTCCCGCGCCAGCTCGATCCACCGCGGCTCGATCGAGAATTCGTCGAAGTACAGCGCGGATATCCTGCCGTCCGCCATGCTGATGCCCACTATGCTGCTGCCGATGTGCATTTCTATTCTCCTATCTCAGATGTGGTCTCGGCGCGCAGGGCGCGCGTCTACTCCAGGTATCTCCTCAGCTCTCCGTCCAGCTAGTCCTCCTGCTCTTCGTCCTGCTCTTCTTCTTCGATGTAGCCGTCTTCCTGGTAGTCATCCCGGGTCTCCCTGTTGCGCTGGCAGAATAGCTTTGAGTAAGGGTCGCAGGTGTAGCGCCTGCAGTCCACGCGCTCGTGGTACGGCTCGTCGGGGAACGCCCTCCGCGCCGCCATGTTCGCCGACTGCCTGGTGGGGTACAGGGTGCCCTCTATCCCATCCACCCACCACAGCTCGACTGAGAAATCGTCCTCCGGTATCTCGATCTCTCGTAGCAGGAACTGCGTCTTGGACTTGGCGGTCACTTGATCACCCTTATATTGAACTGTTTTGCCTTGAAGTGCCGCTCGGTGTACGCCTCCAGTCGCGCGTTCAGCGCCGTGTACTCTTCCATCAGCGCGTCCAGCTCTGGCCCCGAGTCTATGGATGTCAGAATATCCGCTATCAGACATTTCGAGCGGAAGACCTCTACGATGATTCTGTCCTGCGTGTTCATGATACCCTTCAAACGTTCCGCGGACATGGCCGCTCCTTCGTGTTGAGATGTCGTCTGAGGTATTATCAGATGAAAATACCGGAAGCGGCCTCGGCGCTGGCTTTGATGCGGCTTTCCCTTGTCTGCCCGCTGACTAGTTGTCTGGCGCATTGCCTGCACGCGTACAGCGAGCGGTGGGCGTCATACGTCTCCTCGCAGCACTCGGCGTAGCACTCCAACGTGCACACCGCCTTACCCCAGCCGCAGAATTCGCATTTCTCGCCGGTTGCAGCGATCTTTCTTTTTTCGTAGAACATGCTGGACCCCTCGTCGAGCCTGGCGGACAGCCCATGGATCGCCTCGAGTATTTTCTTCGCCTTCATGCTGTCGCTCCTCGCGTTGAGATGTCGGTCGAGACGTCGTAAATCAGCTTATCCGAAGGACCCTCCTGGGAGGACGCTTCGGATAGCCCGTATGGCCTTCGTGCCTGAGGGTTGCCCGGGCTATGGTTTACACACCCAGCGCGGAGGCTGGCTCACTAAGACTATGACGAAGTGGCTAATGCTCTACCGGACTGAGCTACCCGCCCGTGATTTTGTGGGGGGCGGGGAGGGATTCGAACCCCCGACACTTAGCCGCATAGGTAATACCTTCCGCGCTGCCTTATTATGAGGATTTGTGGCGAGACGATGCTGCGTGACTCACAGTTCGACGCTTACGAAGACGATTGCCACATTTCGCTCATTCGAACGGTCCCATCAGGATGTCCCTGATGGCCTTTCCTATCCTGACCTGCGTGACCTCCACGCTGTTCGCGCGCTGCCTGGCCCGCTTGATCTCGACGATCAGCTCGTCGAGAGCGGTCAGCACGTCGGCCTTCTGCAGAGTGGTGGCAGCCCCGCTTCGATGCGTGGTCTCGAACGTGCCGACCACCTCGTCGCGTGACGCCTCCTTGACCTGCGCCGGGTGCTTGTCGGTGGCCGGGGCGAGCACCACGGGGAACAGAACCTTCTGCGTCTTCGCCGTGCGGTCGGGCCCCGACACCCACACGCCCTTCGGGTCGGTCTCGTCGTGCGCCCAGCGCCGGGTGGCGTCCAGGGTGGGCATGTGGCTGAACACGTCGGCCTTCATCCGCTCCAGCCGCGCCTCCAGTCCCATCAGCTCGTCGACCGGGACGCCGGAGGCCACCACGCGCCCGCGGAACTCGATGTCCGCGAGGGCCTTCGTGTTCGTCACGTTCTTGGAGGCCAGCAGATCCTCCGCGTCGGCCCACATTCCGAGAGCGTACTCCAGCGTGGCCCCCACCGTGGAGGGCAGCGCGCGGTGCTCGGCGGCCGCCGCCTCCATCGCCGCGTTCTCGGGGCTCTCGACGATCATCCTGAGTGACTTGTCCTGGCCCCGGAAGAAATTCTCGTTCCTGAACTTGTCCCCCGTCTCCTTCATGACGGCGTTGGCGGACCCGACCACGGTCTTCTCCGCGGCGAGCAGTTCGTGCAGTTTACCCACGGCTATTCTCCGATGTGTGAATGATAACATTACCGGTTACGATGCTCCGGCGCCGATAGTCTTTGCGCCCGCACCTCTCGAAAGACTGCGGGTGACCTCGGCCGGTTTCACGGGAAGGGCCAGCGCCCTTCCCGCTTGATTCTACAGCCAGATCCGGCGGTTGTACACGCTGCCTGCGTAGCGCGACAGGCCGCGCAGCAGCTTGTCGCCCCTCCGGCACTCGAAGTTCGACCTGGAGTCCGCGCGGCGCTCCATGCGATTGCCCCCGAGATTCTTCCTTTTCGGTACGAACTGATATTGCTTTCTTCCCTTGTACATGTCAGCTCCTCCGGGTCAGGCGCACTGCGACTGCGGGACCAGCTCGCGGCATTCGGTGTGCGAGATGACCAGCTTGGAGCCGTCGTCGAACGCCCAGGTGTCTGTGGGCGACGGCGACGGGCAGGGGTCGATCCAGTTCGTCGACCACACCAGCGTGCCGTCCAGTTCCCCCGCCATCCTCTCGGCGAGGGCCCGGCTGAACTGGCCGTGCGGAAAGGCGCGGATCTCGATCTGTTTCGCGATACTCATTTGCGTCTCCTGTGGAGTGGGTCGAAAAAATTCGGGAACCCGAGAGACTCTTTACTGGAATCTCTCGGGTTCCCCTCTGTCGCCAGAGGGTGCCTACGCGGCACGGGGAGGCTCCCCCGATCTGGATTACGCGCGGGCCGCGCTCTCGTCGCTATCTCTGTAACTGCGGGTACCGAACACCGGTGCCAGATCCACCGGATATCAGAGCCCGCGGCTGCCGCGCCTTTGAATGGCGCGCGGCGTCTCGCCTCCTGCAGACCCGACTATCAAGACAATCGACCGGGTCTGCTGCGTTATAGCGGGCCTTTTAAAGACGTGCCCAGGTCTTCACAGGAGTCACCGCGGGAGGACCCCCTTTGCGAGAGGCCCTCCCGGCAGCCCCCTCTCGTGGAGGGGAGCTCCCGCCTTACGACAGCCGACCGAGTGCCTGTAGGCACTCTCTCAGCGTGTAGAACTCGCCGGCGATGACGCCCGCGTCAGATACAGCTATCCACCTTGTGCCGTGCTCCGTGACCTTCCTGCATGCCATCTTGCGTCTCCTGTGACGATAGGCATCTGCCTATCATATAAGATGGCGCGATCAGCGCGGGCGAACGCCGCCCTCCGGCCACAGATCGTTGAGCACGATGGCCTCTCCCCGCCTTATCCAGGAGCTGTGTAGCACGCACTCCTCTCCCCCGGCCCGGTTCCTCACCACCAGGTGTATCAGAGCGCCGCTCCTGGTGGCGGCTCCGAGCTCTACCTCCAGGCTGAATGGTCCCGCGATCAGGGCCTCCTTCTGGGCGCGCGTGAGCCTGACGAACGTCTTCATCCCCATACAACATCCGCTCCCCTGTCGTGTGCGACCTTGACCACCTCCAGGATCTCTGCCGCCTCCTCCCTGCACCGCCCCCCGGCGTTGGCCAGTATTATCAGCCTTCTGCGCACCGCCGGCAGAGTCTCATTGGGCCACATGCCGGGAGACTCCGGCGCCGCCCCCATGGTCTCCAGCAGGCCATACGCCTGCAAGTCCGTCAGGGAGCGGCACTCGCCGGCGCCGTACGCGAAGAACGTAACCACGATTTACGCTGCGACCTCCGGGGGCGCCGCCTTGGCGGTATTCTCCAGCCGCCACGAGCGCAGCCTCCGCAGCATCGGCGCGGCGGCCAGCGCCTGCCTCTCGGCGTCGTCCCTGGCGTTGTGCCTGGTGTGGACGGATCTCTCCGGCCACTTGTCGTCGGGGAACAGGGCCGCCAGCGTCCTGAAGCATCTGTCGTCCCGGAAGTGCCACGGGCATTTCAGCTCGGTTCTGCTGTACGCGTTCCGTATGATTATGTTGTCGAACGTCGCCCCGAAGCCCCAGACGCCCTTGCAGCCGTGCAAGCAGTAGAAGTTGGTCAGCTTGGTGAGGGCCTCGTGCAGGGTGTCCGTCCCCGCGGTGAGGATGGTCCGGGCCTCCTCCGACTGGCCCATCCACCACCTGATCGTCACGGCGTCCATCTTGCCGTGCCGCGCCGCGCTCTCGAAGGATACCTGCGACAGGAACGAGTCGAACATGCCGTCCTCGTTGAACGAGGCGGCCCCTATCTGCACGACGGCGGCGAACGGTCCGTTGCCCAGCGTCTCCAGATCCAGCATCATCTCCATCAGATTCTCCAGTCTCTCGGATGTTACTGCAGGCCCGTCACGACATCATGCCCATCTTTTTCAGAGCGTCCCGAATTATCAGATCGTTGACGGGATCGAAGCTGCGCTGCAGCAGCGCGTACGCGCGCACCACCGCGCCCGCGGACTCGTCGCCCGCACGGAACAGCTGCCCGATCTCTGGGCCCCTCAGTCTGAGCACCGGCATGACCTCTCTGTGAAAATTCTCGGCGGCCTCATGCCAGTTGCCGTTGATCTGCATTCTCTCCCTCCGGTCTTGGGTTAAAATAACGGGGGACCGCCGAACGGTCGCGATCGAATGTCAGCGGGACTCCCGGAGCTTCGAGGCCACCGCCACTATGAGAGAGGCCAGCACGTCGAAATCTGTCTCGCGGCCCAGATGCACCACCTCCTCCACCATAGTGGCCGGTATATCGGTCGGCCCGCGATTCTTGCGCAGCGCCGCGCGCCCCTTTGCCAGATTCCTCCGGATGGCGGAGAGCCGCGCCTCGGTCATCGCGCGCCCTCTGCTGTCTTTCCTGACGGATGCTTCCTCCATTTTTCACCCCTTGAATATGGATATCGACGCGGGCCCCCTGCGGTACTGCGCGTGCAGGCGGCCGTTCCTCACGTCGTACACCTCGAAGGACTCGCCCGGGACGGCCCATTTTACCAGCACCAGCGCGGAGTCCATCGCGTGCCGCAGGTGCACGTAGTTGCGCCCCCTGGCGTGCCTTCTGTGCTTGGCCTCCCAGATTCTGAACGGCCTCTTCGCGGAGCTTTTCGCCCTTTTCATACTCTCTCCAGTAGTCGAAGATTTCCTAGATCGTCCATCACGGCGTGGATATTCACGGACCAGGCACCCGGGTCCACCACGAGAGTCACCAGCCACTTCTCCGGCTCGCAGACCTCGTGCCACCTGTGGTATATCCAGTGCACGCCGCCGCCGTGCGTGCTGCCGGAGGCCCGGAAGTCCTCCCGGTACCCGAACACGGCGTCATATTCGCACGTCATGCGATCTGGTCCAGGATTTCCGTCATGCCCAGCGTGCGCTTCCAGTTGGACAGTACGGTGGGGGACTTGCCGTCGCCCTTCAGGGACTCGGTGATGGCGTTGTGGAGGCCCCACAGGTTCTTCTCGTGAGAGAATTCCGACCGGCTCGGGATCGCCCACTCGTCCAGCGCGGTGTGCAGGGACCGCGCGCCCAGCACGCCGGCCCTGTACAGCTTCGCGATCACCTGATCCCCCTCCTCCAGCGTGAGCCGCGCCCGCCTGTACCGCCCGAACCTCTGGGACTGCCTCCCGGCCAGCTCCGGCACGCGCTCGCAGGCTCTGGCGACCAGCCTGGGCATTCGGGTGTCGATGTTGCTGGTCTGCCGCGTGTGCAGGTCCACCTCCCCGGAGAAAGCCAGGTTGTCGCACACGAACACCCGGCTGCCGACCGCTATGCCCCTAGGCAGGGACTGATCGTAGCTGCCCCTCAGGCCGACCATCAGGGCGAAGTCGCCCTCGTCCCCGAGCTCCAGCAGTCCGAAGAATTGCGTGGGAACCGAGAACTCGCCGATCTGGCGGGTACGGACCCCGTAGGACTCGTCCCTGACCCGCAGCCCGAGCCCCTCCAGACTCTCCAGGACCAGTTCCACGTCCTCGATGAACGGCCGCGTCTCGTGGTTCGGACCGATCGGCATCGGGACGGGCATCCCGGCTAGCTGGTCTCTGGTAATGGCGCCGGCGCCGCAGTGCAGTAGCAGGCTCATTGGCCCTCCTTCGTGTTTGATCTGTTGTCTATGGTGTAGTCTTTGGTCACGGAGCCCCTCTCGCCGCTGCCTTTGATGTAGGCACTCTTCCAGACGAGCTTTACGCCGCTTTTCGTGTGATACCGTTGCGAGTGACCTCTCGTCCAGTGCTCGACGGGGCTGGCGTGGGTGCCTCCTCTGGGCTCGTACGAGACAGGATCGCTGGGCACCTCCAGCTTCAGGATCCTGAACTCGTGACACGGCACGGGCTCGTTCTCCAGCTTCCCGCCCGGCTCTCTCGCCTTGTTCTGCGGAGTTACGAACACGTTGCGACATCTGAGGGCGTCTATCAGGCTGCATACGGCGAAAATCTCCGCCTGCAGATTCTTATAGGCCAGCTCCAGCATCCCATTCATGTCCAACGGCGCAGTCGTAAACGACGTCATGGGTCTCTTGAACATGTTCAGGTATTTGACCGCGTTTTTGTCGGACCAGACCCTGTACCGAGCTGTGCCTGGTTTGCTAATGTCTCCTTCGAAGAAGATCGGCGCGTTTACGATGGACATCATGGAGAAATTCAGGCTCTTGTTGTTAAGCGCGCTGGCGATGTTTTTGACCATATTTACGATCTTGCTCTTGTCCGCCGCCAGATCTTTCAGAGAACCCAGCGGTCCGCCCTGCACTCTCTCCATCAATTCCTGATGCGTGTGTGTCCTATCGCAGATCTCCACCTGGAAGTCGCACGGCGCCCACACCGGGCCGAACTGCGTGACCGCCGGATCGCGCATTCTGGAGATGGAATTTATGGTCACGATACGCTCTCCGTCCTCGGTGACGCTCTCCTCGGCCAGGACTATGATGTAGTCGCAGCCCACCAGCCCGGCCTCGCGGTCTCCGAACAGGTCCACCTCCATTTCCAGTACGGTCGTGGGGAACGGCAGCCTGAACGGCATCGGGAAGACCGCGTGCCTCTTGTCACCAATCACGGCGTTTCGGGGCATCTTGAACTTGTGCGCCGTTCTGATCCGCTCAAGCAGGCTATCCCCGTAATCGGCCTCCTGCACGGCCCCGGCGGCGCGCAGTTTTTTGTTGAGGACATTATGCATGAATTTCGCTGCTTCCTTATACTTGCTGAACTCTACGTCCATACCGTTTCCTGTGGTGGGCCGGGCGGGGCTCGAACCCGCGACCCGCGGATTATGAGTCCGCCGCTCTGACCGACTGAGCTACCGGCCCCAGCTTAGTTTGCTGTTCTGGCCCTCCCGAAGCATTTGTCTCTGGGTCCTTCGCAGCCGTGGCACGGGTCGCGGCCCGCGTTGACCTCGTGCATCACGACCGTGCCCCCGAGCAGGCAGCGTGGAGGGACGTACCCCTGGCCCTTGGCCATTTCCAGCAGGATGTCGTCGGCATCCGGCACTCCCCGGTCGAAATAGTGCGGCTTCGTCATGGCGTGCACTTCGACTGCGGATTGCAGACTTCCTGCATGAATGCCCACACGTCCTTTGCCGAGTCGAACGGGACGTGGAGCCGGCTACCGTTGGTGAAGGTGACGGAGGCACCCGTCGGGGTCTCCTGGATGTGCGTCACATGATCCAGGTTCAGCACCGCGTTCCTGGTCAGGTACATCATTTCTTCGCCTCCGTCCTCTCGTGGGCCCCGCTCAGCCTGCCCGCGCCCGCCTCCAGGATCGGCAGCCCCGCCTCCGTCGGCACGTACACCACCTGCATCTGGTTGGTCTGCAGACCCTGTATCCACAGGTAGCGGAGGTAGCCCTCGTTGCCGCGCAGGCTGTCTCCGATGATCCTGTTGGCCTCGGAGACGCCCTTGGCCCTCTCCACCTCGGCGTCCCCGAGCATCTTGGCGGACTCCAGTTTGGCCCTGGCCTCCTGGATGGCTATCTGCCTGTTCTGCTCGGCCCTCTTCAGCTCGGCCTCGCCAGCCAGCTGCTGCTGGTAGACGTTGTACTGCGGGCATCCCCACATGCCCACCGCCGTCAGCAGGCCCAAAACTAACAGGCCCACCACGGAGTACGACACCATCGTTCTGTCTTCCATCGGATCTCCTTGAGTGAGACAGACTTCTGTCTGTCTGATAAGATTACAGGATCAGCGCGGCGGGGCGGCGCACCGGCGTGCCGCGCACGGGTGGGATTATGACCTGTTACCCGCGCCGCCCCTTTTCATTGTCAGGTACTCCGTCTCCGGCGTCCTGGGCCGTGGGTCCCTGTAGCCGTGTATCTTGCAGCGCTGCTGCGGCAGTAGTACCGACGGCGCGGCCCGGGGCAGCAGGCGCACGCACTCCGGGCAGGGCACGCCGTGTTTCTCCCTGGCCTCCCTGCGGCCGTCGCGGATGTATCGGCACATCTCCCCGTAGTCACTCATGGCATCAGCACGATCCCGCGCATCCACGGGATCACCTCCACCTTCAGCCCCAGGATCCGGCGTCCGAATCCCACCTCGGCGTCGAACGTGAACCAGCCGGGCTCGGCCTCGTCCATGATCTGCGAGTAGTCCTCGGATCCCACCAGGAGACGCTGCCCCTCCCTGTCGAAGTTCTCCAGCAGGTCCTTTTTCTGCGCGAACACCCTCTCTATGAACTTCGGCGGGTCCACGACGTGTTTCGTGAAGGTGACCCTCTCCAGGAAGCTGTTCTCAAGCGCCCCGGTCCTCTGTAGGAACCACCAGGCGGCGCGCTGCGCGGCCGACAGGCGACCCCGCGGCCTGAAGTGGTACGAGTCGGGCTGCAGCTCCCTCGCGATCCGGCTCTCGTGCCGTATGAACTCCACCCTCTGTTTCACGCGTAGTCTCCTGAATGAAGATTCGGTGCGGACACATCGGCTCATCGGGCCTCCCGCCGCTCCGTTTAGCAATCGACGACCAAGCATTTTCCGATTGATGGTCGGTACTACTCTTTCGCCGCCCTGCTCCGGCTTCCCACTGCCGTCTGCTCCTTCTCTCCATGTTTGGCGGGGCGCACTGGTTTCACTTCCCCGAAATTTACTTCCACGTCTGTTCCTGGTTCCGCCCGCGATTCATGACTTCGCTGCTGTGCATCCACCACGATGCTTAACTTCGGCGTCCACGCTTCCGCAGTGCTTGGGCCTCGGGGTGAGCGGGCCACGTTCCCCTTGCGAAAAGTAGGCTACTCGCTGCACCACCGCGCCTGTTCCTGTAACAGTGCCGGCATGTCCCTACGGTGGCATCCGCTTTCACCCGTGTGTCATCCCATGAAGAACAGGTAGCTGCGAACGGCCACGGACGCCCAGAACCCGGCGAACACCGCCAGGGCGACGCTTAACGCGGCCGCCACGACCGACTCCATTGCGTGTTTCATCCCGTCTCCTGCAAATCCGTCTACAGCACCTCACTGAGGATCCTCCAGGACACGAGTCCCGTGTCGCCGAAGATCATCACTACCGGTTTGCCGACCAGACCGTTGAAGTAGACGGTCCTCGCGTCCTGCATCAGCTGGTACAACGCCTCCCCCACGGGCCGCCCGCTGGGCGGGTGCAGCCAGTCGCCCGGTACCAGCGGCCAGAATTCCGACACGCTCCTGCCCTGTCCAGACAGGTAGAAGTAGAAGCCGAGCTTTCCGTCCTGCGACGTCACGACCGCCGTGGTGATCTTACCGTACACCGTCTCCATGCGCCCCCCAGACTCTAGTGCGCGGCTCATTCCGGTTTCACCTCCAGCTGCCCGTCGATGTCCAGCACGCTGTCGCCACCCTCGGACAGGGACTGGAAGTGGGCCGCCAGCAGCGCGAACGCCTCATCGACGTTCTCCGCGTCCATCTTGAAGCTACCCTCGAACACGAACACCATCTCCATCACCTCGCGAAAAAAGACCCCGGGCGGAGTGCCCGGGGCGGGGTTGTGGGAGAGCCTTTTATACTGGACATGCTCAGGTCCGTTGCGCCGGAGTCTTCTGATACTCCGTCCGTGTCATGCGAGGCCCATCCGGTCTCCCGGGCAGGACCTCCGGCCGCAGCGGTAGCCGTTGCTGGGAGCCTTTTTACGACATGCTCGGGTCGGGGCCTTTTTGACGGCCGACGTGCCCAGGTCGGCTGGGGCGGAGCCGGAGAGGTCCCCTGACTCCACCCGGATTGGTCCGGCCGGGATGACATCCCTCTCGGGAAATGGTCCCGGCCCGCCGTCGTCAGGCGGCCTTGGCGGCCTCTGCGGCGGCCTTCTCGGCGGCGCGCTTAGCGCGGTACGCCGCGAGGGCCTCCTGCGCCTTCTGGTTGACGACCTTCTTCTCGATGCCGGCGCCGTACGCGATCTGGATCTGCTCCTTATGCGAGAGGACCCACTCCGCCAGCTCGGCGTTGTTGTCCGAAGCGCCGAGCAGGGTGTTCCTGGCGGCTGTGGCCTTCTCCTCCTCCGTCATACGCTTCACGGTGGGCCAGCGGAACACCTCCAGGATGACGTCCGCGTGCTCGGAGACGAAGGCGAACTTCGGGTCGTTGGCCTCCTTGATCGCCTTGAGCGACTTGGCGAGCTTGTTCTGCTCGACCTTGGTGACCCGGCGGATCGTGCCGATGTCGAATGCGTTCTCGACGACGTCGCGATTGTCCAGGAGCCACGTGGCAAGCTCGGTGTTGCCCTCGGTCAGGGGGCGGAGCGCCTCCAGGATTTTCGGGCGGCGCAGGTACTCGTTGGCCTCGGCCTTCGTGTTGAACTGCTTCCCGTCATCCGTGATAAATACCGATCTCACTTCCATTTATTGCGTCCTTTTGTTGTGACCGCCTGGTCGCCGGCGGCACGCGCCCTTCCAACCCGTTTCCGGGTTAACTCAACGGGTTCCGGCAGCTGCACCGCGGTGCGCCGGCCCGCCTCTGCCGGGCACGAGGTGACGCCGGGCGGGGCGCGCCGCCCCTCCGGAGTCCCCCGTGCCGCCCGCGCCCGCGGTGCCACGCCGGGCGCGTCTGCCGCGGCCGGGGGATCGTCCCCGGCGGGCCGTGCCGGGTCGCACCTGTGGCACACCCAGCCCATTCTCAGATGATTCTCTCCTGTCCTGTACGTCCCCCTCTCCGATTGTGTCTTGCACCTACTGCACCACGTCACCGCCGGGCTCCTTTTCGCTCAGATGCGCCTCGAACTTCTCCTTGAACTCGGCGGCGATATCCTTCCACGCGCTCGCGGATATCAGCTGATTCACGGCCAGCCTGGACTCGTCGGTCGCCAGCACAGCGTCGGCGTAGGTCTCCAGCGCGGCCATGACGAACAGCTGCACCAGAGCGCCCCTCCTGGAGTACGTCATCAGCTCCGTGACGAACTCGACGTTGCTCAGTCTCTTCTTCATTCGAAAATCTCGTCGATGACCTTCGCGATGTATGCCACGTCAGCCCTCCTGGGGTCCTCCGCCCTGAGCGCGTTTATGAGCTGGTGCATGTACGCCTGATCCACCCCTATCAGCTGTTCCCCGAGCACGGAGATATCCTCCAGATCCAGCTTGGACACCTGCAGCATCATCTTGAGGGCCTGTCCCGCCGTTATCCTCCAGCCCCTGGCTATGAATTTACGCATCCGGAACACCGACGCCAGCGGGTACAGGCTCCCCGTGTACACCAGGGTTTTGGAGAGTATCGCCGCGAGGGCCTCCCGCGGCACCTCGATCCTGTCCGCCCTGTAATCGTACCAGCACCGGCAGTGGTCGTAGTCGTAATTGTCGAGGATCTTGTCCGGCTCCCCGTAGAATCGGATGACGATCTGCACCCTGTCGGACAGAGTAACGGCATTCTCGGAGAAAAATATCGGTCTGTACTTCCCGCGATCCTCCTTGATCTTCTCCACGAACATCTCCGCGCTGCGGATGGGGTCGGACGCCACCATATCGTACAACTCGTCCGTATGGCGCAGTGTCTCCACGAACGCGTCGGCGGCTCTCTCCGGGGCGGATTCGAAATAGGCGTACTGCCCGGCGCCCTCGGAGGCCACTCCGGCGCTCTTCATATAGATGACGATCCTGTCCTCCAGCTCTCCGCGGATGTTCTCCCTGGTTTCCTCCCTAATCACCGGATTATGCGGCAGCGCTACGGCGGACGGCAGCTTCCCGTTATCCGCGTTGAACTTGTCCACGTAGTACCCGGCCACGAGCCTCGCGGACTCCTTGGTGCGCATGTACACGTCGTAATCGTTTACGCGCTCCTCCGACAGCATGCTGACAATGCACCCGCCGGACACGATCGCGTCATCGCGCACGGCGTCGCGAACGATCTCGCTCTCGATGGACTCTATCCACTCGTCTAGCTTGCGTCTGATCACCCTCTTTATGGTGCTCTGTTTCATTCCAGGCATTGCATCTCCCGAGTTAAATCTAGCCGTCTATCGTCATGTCCCTGAAACCGATGGCCCTGGGGAATCTGGGCAGATTTTTCGCGCCCCTCCCGAAGAATCGGAACTTCAGGCGGACACTCTCGTTGCCGATGTACATCTCCTTGTTCAGCCATATCCTGCGGCGCTCCTCGTGATCGAACACGCCGGGCGCCACGGACACCGCCTGCCCGTCCAGGTCCACCACGAATGCCCCGAGCGTGCCGGCCGCGAACAGACCGTCCTTTGTGGTGGACCGCTCCGCGTAGCCCAGAGCGTCGTGCTTCAGCTCGTTGAGGTTGGTCATCTGCTCCTCGACGCCCACGATAACGCCCTCGGTGTCCTCGAAGCGCTTCAGCTTGTAGATAAGGCCCTCCCCCCACGTGCCCCTGCCTTGCTTGTATACACCGACGGGGTCGCGCATCACTAAGCCCTCGAAACCGGCGGCCAGCATCCGCTCCTCGTAGTCCAGGAGTTCTTCCTCCCGTTCCACTAGATGATGCTCCAGGACCTCAATGTCGTCCTGCCGTCCGATTATCTTTTGGATCTTCTCCAGGCGCTCGTGAAACGGACGGTGCAGCCAGTCCGGGGCGGTGTAATCGAATGCATAAAGCCTGATATCCCCCGGTTTGTCTTTCGACATCACATGACTCTGCGTCCTGTTACACACGTCGTGATCCGCCGGATTTCCCTCCGCGATCTCCCCGTCGAAATGTTCATACGGCCCGAACTGGAACTGGACCTGGGCCGACGGCAGGGGCTTGAATTTACGGGACATGACCACCCCGCCCTTCACCACCGCGCGTATCCCATCGATTTTCGGGGAGCATAGCAGGGGATACCGCAATTCCCTGAAATAGTTGGCGTACCCCATCGGATCCTTCTGGGGGCACAGCATCGGTCTGAACATCGGCCTCCCTACATTGTTGGGTTGTCCGCCAGGATGTCCCGCAGACGCTGGAATCTCTGCTGCGGGTGATCCGTCAGGAATATGTCATCCAAATCCACCTCTCCGCCGGTCTGGTCCATGCGCAGGGCGCGCACCCACAGGCCGTGCACGATTAGCCCGTACGCCTGGAACTGCTGTATCGCGTGCAGGGAGAGCCCGATAAACCCCACCGGGTCCGCCGGCCAGTCCGCCGGGACTACATCGTCCGAATCCAGATACAGCGCTATTCTGTCGTCCTCCGGGCATTTTACCTGCATTTGCGGCTCCTATCTGATCGGACAGTGCCCTGTCTCGCACTCCTCATTGGATTCATACTCTGCCTCTTCCACGCCGTATATGGGCGTCGTGACGGATACCAGCCTCTCGTACTCTTCTCTAGTGATCTCCTCGTACGGGGCCTGCGGGAATCCGTGGTCCGAGTGGAGGAGGAAGGACAGGGACTTGTGATTGTTCCGGTAGTGCTTGTGCAGGTAGTCCCGTATTGCGGGCAGCTCTTCTTTTCTGTAGTACACCGTGCACGAGACGGAGTTGTCGGACCACACCTCCTGCATCCGCCGGATCGCCTGCAGCTGGTCCAGCGCCGTCATCTGCGAGGCCAGCTTGGTGCCCTCCGGGTACGCGAACGGGAACGTCACGACCGCCGTGTTGTAGTTGACGGTGCCGTCCAGATTCCTGAGATGCTCCACAGGATAGCCGTGTTTCCTGCAGACGTCCACGAGCTTGTGGTTGGAATCGATGTTGATCCGGCGGTACATATACTGCGCGTACGCCGGATGTATACCCGGCGTGACCCCGGGCAGCAGCGACAGCGTCCCGGACGGCTTCACGGTGGTCAGCTTGATCGACGGGTTGACGTCGTGCATGGTGGAGTATCTCTCGTCGAAGTCCCGGAGGTACTCGTAGCACTCCCCGAGCCACGACATCTGCTCTTTGGACGCCTGCATGATTCCGGTCAGTCCGATGCCCATCCGCATATTCTTGTGCACCACGGCCTCCGTCTCTGGATGATGCGAAGGCAGCATCAGGCTGTGCTTGCAGATTCTGTAGAGCAGCTCGGCGCAGTCGAACAGCTCCTCCTTGGACTCGATGTTCGGCAGGAAGATCTCCGCCAGGCAGCACGTCTCCTTGTCCTCCAGGCTCTGCTCGGCGCACGGGTTGTATCCCATGACGTGCGGGTCGGGATACTGGTCCTCCCCGAGCCTGCCCACCTTCCTGGACAGGCGCAGATTGATCAGGCCGTACGGCTCCCCCTTTCCCTCGTATCCGGCCCAGAAGTACTCGTGCAGGTCACGGATATCGTCGCAGGCGACCGAGTTGTTGGACATCGCGCGCCACCGGGGTATGTTTCCTATATCCCAGCGTTTGGCCAGCAGATACTCGATATCGTCCGGGTCACCGATGGCTATCTGGGCGGAGCGGCGCACGTTGCCCGCCACGATGATGTCTCCGATGATGTTCATCATGTCCAGCGCGTCTATGGGGCGAATCTTCTTTCCGCGGCGCAGCTCCAGCACCCTGCTGATCTCGTTGATCCCGGAGCACAGATCCTCCGGGCCGGAGGCGACCCCGCCGAAGCCTTTTATGGGAGAGCCCTTACCGCGCACCACCTGCGTCGAGTACGTGAATGTCCCCTTGGATATCGAGTCCGACAGGAACGCCGCCTTCAGGGTCTTTCCGAGGAACTTCACCCATCCTTCTCTGGAGTCCGGAATGATGAAGTCGGCCCCGCCGTGGTCCACGCGCTCCGGGGCCCTGAACCAGTCACGCACGGCCGGTATCTTCCCCACATGCTCCCTCTGGATGTTGTAGCCCACCCCGGAGCCCAGCGCCAGCATGTCCATAGTCCAGCAGAAGGGACGTATCGGGTGGTTGACCAGCGTGAAGGCGCAGTTCTGCAGGGAGGCCAGCCCGAGGCGGTCCACAGTCTTCGTGCCGAGCTGCCACAGAAAGCGCCCGGCCGGGGTGCCCTTCAGCAGGAGTATGTACTCCAGCATCCGGTACTCCTCGTCCCGCGTAAATCCCACATTCAGCTGCTCGCGGCACGCCGCTATTACGCGTCTGGCGACCTCCGGCCACTCCTCGGTCCTTCCGGTGCCTTCCACTCTTCGCGAGTACGTCCTCTTGGCCGTCAGATAGCCGACCGAGCTCCAGGGGGTTACAATATCCATGTTTTTCCTATAGCGTGACGAACTCTTCGTTGACGTCTTCCTCGCACGCAATCAAGCGTCCCGTCTCAGGAATGTATCTGGCGCCTCGCACGCTTCCCGTCTGGCCCATCGTTCTGCTCTTCAGAACACGCATCTTTATCGTGTTCCGCTCGCGCTCTATCTCGGCCGTCATATTCCTTGCGAAAGAAATAACATCGAAAGAGATCTGTTTGATGGAACCCGAGCCCTTTATGTCATCGAGACTCGGGAGTCTGCCCTCTTCGAACGACTTGCCTACGGTAGCGGGCGTCTTCCGCAGGTGTGAAACAATCCCCAGCCACAGCGGGTACTTTTTGACCAGGCGCAGCATCCTGTTCATCACCTTGTCCTGCGCCTCGTTCCCGGTCAGATCCCCGGCCCCCTCCGACACCAGAATCGTAATGTGATCTATGTAGATGTACTGGCAGCCGGACAGGCACATGTACTCCATCTTGTCTACGATCGACTCGTCCACCAGAGCTCCCTGGTGATCCAGCAGCATTATCCTGTCGTCCCCGAAAAAGCTGTCGAACCCCGGCCTGAGCTCCTGCAGCGGTATCTCCTCTAGAGCCGGATTTCGGCCGATCTCCATTCCGGCTATCTTTCTGGCGAACTCCGGCGGCGACTCTTCCAAAGATATCACACCCAGCCTCACATCCGGTGTCGTCTGCGCCTTCGTCCATATCATGTCCTCCCTGAGCAGCGTGCTCTTGCCGCTGCCGGTGCCGGAGATGAACAGCGTTATCTCCCCGAGACGCTTCCCTTTTAACTTGGCGTTAACGCCCGCCATGCACGGCGGATACGGCAGGGACGGCAGCTGGTTGTACTGCTCCAGAGCCTCCCATATCGCCTCCTTGCCTATTATGCCCACAGGCACGTACGGCGCCGCGTCGAAGACGAACTGCAGAACCCGGCCGCCGCCGTGCTTTTTGAGCACCTCGTTGGCGTCCTTCAGGTCCTCCGGCAATTTGACCAGCTTCGCCTTGTCGTACCCCACTATCTTCACCGCTTCCGCGGTCGCCTTTTCCCCGACATCGTCGTTGTCCAGGAACAGCACCACCTCCTGGAATGATCTGACCCAGTCCCTGTTCTCCAGTATTGCCTTGGTCTCCGAGGCCGATGCCAGGGACACGACCGGATAGATCTTCCCGTACTTCTCCAGAGAGGCCTGCGCCACGCTCATCGCGTCGATCTCTCCCTCCGTGATGATCAGACGCTTCCCGGCGCCGTTGAACAGGTGCTGCCCGAACAGATTTTTGGACTTGGACACCCAGCTGAATGACTTCGGCAGACGGCGCTGTTTGTACGCGCGGCCCTTGTCGTACGGATAGAAGTGCGAGTCCACGTCTCCATCCTCGTCATACGAGACACGGATTCCGAAGAAGTCGGTCACCTCTTTGCTGATTTTCCGATCCTTTATGCCCAGCGCCATCGGAAGCTTAGACACGTCATCCGCCGTGATTTTCTGTTCCTTGCTCATATGCTTTACGGCCTCCTTGATGACATCCGCGTCAGAGTATTCCTTTCCGAAAAATCGCCGACACGAGAAACAGAAGCTAGTCCCGTCCTCGTATAGCTGTCTCGCATCGTGGCTCCCGCACGATTTATCGGGACACGCCAGATTTTTCTTTACTATCTTTCCCATCTTTAAAACCCTCGAAGGCGCTCCCGACCCCCTTTGCGAACACGGATCCCACAACCATGGCGACCAGTAGGAACGTCCATTCCTGCAGCTCCATACGCCTGTCGGACAGCAACAGATACAGAGATCCCACGACCGATATGGCGGAGGCCACCAGCGCCTGTATTATGCTGAGCACGTCCATCAGCTTACTCATCGAAGTTCTCCCACTTGGTGACTCTCATAAGCCTCTGCTTGTGTCTGTCGGTTATCCGCTCTCTAACGCTCCACGAGACCTTCTCTATCAGGCTGTTATACCAGCAATTGCTCGTGGGCGCCTCTACGAAGCACAGCGACCAGGTCTCCGAGTAAGATAGAGTGCCTTTAGTACGGTACTGCTCCAGACAGATGAAATCGAACTCATCTTTGGGGCGAACCTTCAGCAGCTCGTTCAACACCTTGCTGGAGGAGGTGTATTTTCGCCAGTTGGATTCCTGCCCCCTGTTTATGCGGCCCATCCCCTTGAACAGCTTTTTACCCAGGTAGAACCGCTCGAGGACTCTGTCTCTTATCACGTAAATGAAGCCCACCAGGTGCGCGTCCGATCCCATCTGCTCGGGGAACTTCCAGTGCCCGTTGTCGAAGCGCACGGAAGGGGGCGGCATTCCAGAGCCCGGTATAGGACCCCTGTAGCTCATGCCGCGCCCCCATCCGGCCACCCGTCCAGACTGAAGTAATCCCCCGGATGACGCTGCAGGTACAGCATCTTCCCGTTACTGAGCAGATAGCCGCGCCAGTCGTCCCCGTACACGTGTCTGTACATGAATAGCACGGTTTCCCTCAGCTCCTCCTCTGATGCGCACCCTTCTAGCAGCTTGTCGGCCGTTTTGGGGCCCACTCCCGGTATCCCGGGGACGTGATCCACTCCGTCCCCCGTCAGCAGCTGCCTGTAGAAGTACCTGAGGGCCTCCCACTCCGATATCTCGTACAGATTCACATCCGGTATGGCGGAGTACCGCTCCATCAGATTGAGCTTCTTCATCCGAAAGTGCTTTCCCGGTATGCACCTGAGATCCTTGTCTATCGTGCACACGATGTAGGGATCCCCGGCGGCGGCCGCCTCCACCGCCCAGGTCCGCATCAGATCGTCGGCCTCCCCGCCGTCGGCCTGCACCGCCATGTCCTCCGCCACCGCCAGACTGCGCAGCGTGGGGACGAATAGATTCTGCCTGTGCAGATCGGGGTGTCTGTTAATCTTGTATTCCGGGTACATGGCGTTCCGGAAGTTGTTCTCGCCCTTCACGGCCATCAGAAACTCCGTGCAGAACAGCGTGTCCAGTAGCGAGTCCAGATCCCTCTTGAAGTTGTCCCAGGATTCCTCGAGATATTGCCGATCCTCCTCCGGAGTGAATTCCAGCGGCAGCTGCTTCCCGGAGGCATCCAATCTGACGAAATTCACGCCGCCCGTCTGCTGCGCTTTTTTAACGTGCCTGGGACGGCAGGCTTGATAGGCCAGCACGTCGCCGTCGATTATGGCCAGCATCTAGAATGCTCCAATTTCATCGTCCATCCTACGCGATCCTCGCGGAGACTCTCTTTCCCATCTGGATCATCGGCGCCAGCCAGTACGGCGGCTCTCTGCTGGTGTACGTGCACGGGATGGCCGACGCCTTGTAGGCGTAGTATCTGCGGTATGACTCCACGGCGTCCGGGCCCTTGAACTCGGGCGGCATGCACAGCTCGAACGGGGAGGAGCCGACCGGCACGTGCACAAGAGGCTCCCTCACGTACTCCATCACCTCCGTGCAGGCGTGCCGTCTCCTGAAGCGCCTCTCGTATTCCAGGCAGATCGCTGTCCCGTGCCTGACGGTCCACTGATAGTTCTGCAGGAACGCTCCGGCCCACAGCACGCACGGGTGCATGGCGTGGGTGGGCTTGTACGGGCCGCCGTTCACCGTGGAGAGAATCTGCGCCGTCTCCAGCGCCTGGGATCTCACGTGCTTGTCGAACAGGAAGCCGGCGGCCTCCTCCGGGTCCAGGCTGAGGACGAATATGTTCACTTTTCCAGGCCCTCTATCACGCGCGCGATACTCTTGTACTTGACTCCGGGGAGGCGCTGCAGCGCCGCCGCGTCCGTGCAGTCTTTGGCTTTTCCGACAGAATAGAACCTGTCCTTCGGCACCAGTACCACATCGCCCGGGCGCACGGGCGCACTGTGCAGATACGTGTACGGCTTGGACCAGTAGCCCCTGTCGTAAAAGCAAACGGAAACCGCGAATTCCATCTAAATCTCCAGAACGGTGAAATTTCTCGTGTTTTTCCTGATCAGCAATTCGGTGGCGATCGCCTGATAGTCGGCAAGGTCCCTCCAGTCATCCAGGAGGAAAACCGTCACGTCCGAGTAGCCGCGGAGCTGGTGCGCCTCCGAGACGAATTTGTACATCCAGGCGTGCCTCGTCACCGATAGGAACTTGTTGAACCTGACCCTGCTCCCGGTGATCACCAGGCGCACCGGGAGACGGTCAGTGGACGGCGTACCACGTGTCGCCAATTTTGCTCTCCCCTTCCATGATGTTTATTCCGTACAACTTTGGGCCCTCTTTGAAGGAGGCTTTGCCTATCTCGGCCGCGCGAACTGCGTGCTCATCCGGCACCATGAAATTCTCCTCATCGTGGTACATGATCAGCGGAACGTACGGTATTCCCTCCTCCTCTAGTTTCTCCATGGTTAGCATAAGAGCGGTGGCGCAGGTGACCTTCTCGCAGGCCTGAAGCAGATAGACCAGGAGTTTGTGGAAGGAGTCCACATATATGCGATTGCCGGCTATGGACGGGATGTAGCCGTCCCCGCTCTTCTTGGTGCTGCCGTACACGTTCTCGAGCTTCTCCAGCAGCTTCTTGAATCCAGGGACGGCCTTCACGAATCCACTCTTCAGTTTGTTGCCTCTCTCCACGTCCAGATTCCCGAAGATGTAGGACCATAACTTGGCCCCGGAGGCGCCGAAGAGGAACGCGTACAAGATCCGCTTGGCCTGGGCCCTCTCCACCACCCGCTCCACCCCCATCCCGCGGAGCACGTCCGTCAGTATCCCGGCGTTGTGCGTGTGTATGTCCCCGTTGAGGAGCGTGTCTATATACTCCCGATCCCCCAGATAGTGCGCCAGGCCCCTCGCCTGGTTCCCGGACGAGTCGCAGCCGACTATCTTCCAGCCGGGCTTGCACCGAAACAGGCTGCGCATCTCCTTGCCCCACGCCGAATCCGCGGTGGGCACGTTGACGATTATCTGGTGTCTGGTGCGCATGCTCGGGGTGCCTATCGGGAACGACTTTCCGTGCAGCATGCCCTCCTCGTCCACGTTCTCCAGCCACGTCTTGAGTATCCCGTGTCTGGACTTGGTGGTGAGGAACTCCAGATACAGTCGCCCGTCCCCGCCGAGGAACTCCAGGCTGTCCTCGGTTATCTTCGGCGAGGTTCTCTCCCTCTTGCCGTCCGGCCCTAGCTTGTAGTTCCACTCGGTGGGCTGCCAGCCGTGCCTGAACAGGAACACCTTCACATCCTGCACCGAGTCCAGGCTCAGGGGCTCGAACGTGACCCGGCAGAACGGTCCCAGGACCATCCGCTCCTCTCCCTCGTAGCCGGAGCACGGATCTATCCCGAACCAGCGCGCGGTGTTCGCGTCGTAGAAACCCTCCTTTGTCCACCTGGGCCTCTTTTCCGCCACGCTTCCGTTGGTCTTGTCGACGGCCACGCACTTCATCCCCAGCTTGGACTCCAGCGCGGCGTACGTCTCGGCCATCCTCTTTCCCAGGAGCTCGAACAGGGCGAGGGCGCCCTCGGTGTCGAACGGCCACCCGTGCTCCTCGGCCCTCGCGTTCCACTCCGACGCGTAGTGCTCCGCCCTGATATACGTCTTCAGGGCGGGGGCCTTGCCGGACACCCTGCGGAACTCGGCCAGAAGTCGGTCGTAAATCTTCTTGGTGAGCAGCGCGTCCGTCTTGCACCTGACGAGCATCTTCTCCGAGTACCTGTCCCACTCCTCGTGTTGAACCTTCGGTGTGCCCAGCTCCCTGCCCCACACCTCCAGGCTGTGTCCGTCGTCCCCGAATCGCCTGTAGTCCAGCACCTGCGACAGGATCATGGTGTCTAGCCGCTTGACGGACCTAGGCAGCACGAACCCGAATAGTTTTTTCAGGGCCATCAGATCGAACCCGACGATGTTGTGCCCAACCACCAGTTCGGCGGACGACAGGAGCTGCTGCCAGCCCGTGTCGCCCTCCTCGAACACCAGCAGCTCCCCGCTGTCGAGATCCACGGCCACCATCACCCACATCCGGGTGCAGGTGTCCAGCAGGCCGTCCGTCTCGATGTCTATCAGGTATTTACCGCCCATCAGGTCCCTCCCAGGATCTTGTCCACCTCCTCCACCAGTATGTTGCGCCCGGCCCTCTCGTATGCCACCCAGAACTTGAGGTACCAGAGAGCCTTCTCCAGATCCTTCGGGCTTTCCGCCTTCCTGCCCCTTCTGTCCAGGTAATTCCTGACCTGCCACTCCAGGGCGGCGGCCATGTTCGCCCGGTTGCCGGCGTACGTGGGCAGCGACTGCATGTACTCGATCCACTGCTTGTCTTCGAAGAAGTTCTTGTAGTGCTCTGGGCTCACCGGGTCGTCCGCGGAGAGATCGAGCTCCGACGCCGCGCTGGTCATGCGGATCTCGGTCTCGATCGGATCGAACGGGTCCCACTTGTGTTTCTCCTTGTCGTACCCGCAGGCCCAGGCCCGGTTCCGCTCCTCGGTCACGCGCTGTCCGTGCAGGTCGTCCAGACTCCTCATCTGGAAGCCCTCTCCCGTGCGATTGTTGGTTACCTGCACGTGTCTCCCGTGCGTGACGTTCTCTTCCACAATTTCGTCGATGTTTGTGGTGGTGTCGTACCGCTCGGTCCCTCCGGAGGCGGCGGGCCTGTGCTTCTCGTATGTGTAAAGCATGTGATCTCCTCTGAGAGCCGTCGAAATCAGAACGGGATGTCGTCCTCGGACTCTCCCTCTGTGCTGAATTCCTCCTCGGTGAAGTCCTCCATCCCCTGGTACACGTACGGGACCAGCCGGGTCACCTGCACCCCCATCAGCGTCGAGGATATGCCCTTGCCGCCGCCCTCCGGCTTCTCGTATTCCTTCTGAAGGATGCGCACGTTCGCGATGCTGCCGTTCCCGATGGTGTCCCCGTCGAGCGGCCTCATCTTGCCGTCCACGACCTTGATGGGTCTGCTGCTCTCCCCCTGCCGGTTCTTGGTGCGCTTCTTGAGGTTGACCCGCCAGTACGGATCCCCCTCGTCCGGCGCGATCTTCTTGACGTTCAGCCCCAGCTTCTTCCACTCGTCCTTCACATCAGGATCTTTCGTCCTGATCTGCACCTCCCACCGCGGGTTGAGTTTGTCGAATTTGTCGCTAGGCCGCGTCAGCTTCGGGTGCCAGATTTCAACGTTTTTGAGTATCGTCATCCGCTCTCTCGTTTTCGAATCGATTTCCGGGCTAATCTAACGGGTCCCGGAGATCCCCGCTTCTAGCGACCGGCGGCCAGAAAATCCGCCGGTCTCTTTACCACCGTGATGGCCACGGGTTTCGCCTGGGCGTCAATCCCGGACAGCTCTCCCTTATAGTCGCGAGACACTTTGACCGGCACGGCGGCTTTGAAATGCTCGAGCAGTTCCGCGCTGTATGGCAAAACCACGCCGTCTTCCCCGAGATTCAACAGAATGATGAATTCCATCTCACTCCTCCGAAAATGCGGCGTCCCACTCATCCCTGGAGATGCCGGTCATTATGAATTCCCGATCCTCCGCCGCCACATCCGGCATCAGCTTCTGTATCAGGCCCTCGCCTCGCTCGTACGCGGCCAGCGCCGCGGGATCCACCGCGATCTCCCTCGTGCGGACCTCTCCGCTGAGTATGCTACGCCTGGTCACCAGCATCGATGTCCCCGAATCTGCCGGCTTGCTCCCTGTTGCTCTCCTCTGTCATCAGAATCGAGTCCGTCGCGTTGCTGTTCGCCTCCGCGATGTGCCTGGGCACGAAGTACGTGTTCCCCCCGGCATTGTTGGTTATCAGGAGGAACACGGCGTACTCCCCGCCCGGCTCGGCCCACTCGGCCACGTCGAACACGGCGGCCACCTCCGCCAGAGAGAAGTATCGCCCGTGCTCCTCGGACCAGGACGCGGTCTCGATCTCGCCGAGCTCCTGCGCGCTCTCCACGATGAATATGCCGCCGCCGAAATCCGCCTCGATGTCTTCCGAGTTGAATCCCGGCTGCTCCTCCACGTCGCCGTACCTCTCCAGGTACCGGAGCACCTCCGCCGGGGCGTTTCTGCGCACCTCCGCGCTGGTATTTCCCAGATCTCTCATCGCATCTCCTCTGTGTTCAGTTCCTTGATCAAATCGGCCAGATCCCGCATGGCCCCCATAGCGCGGGAGATCTCCTCCGCGTCGCAATGCACCCCCGTGCTGATCACCCTTATTGTCGGTTTTCCGGAGGACTGTAGAACATGCAGCACGAACAATTCCATGTTGTCGCGAGTGAAATACTTTAGCTCCCCCGCTATCATCCCCATCTCCTCAGCAGAAGCAGTACTCGGACTGCCGTATCAGCCCCACGTCCAGCGAGCCCACGTCGAGGCCGGAGGCGTCCGTCCGCATGTCACTGAGGAGCGCCCCGAGCGGGTCCATCTGGTATAGCTGGACGAACGTGTCTCTTATCAGCGGATACAGGGCCTGCATGTCGGCCAGCAGGCACCCGTACGAGTCGTGCACGGTGGTCACCGGGAAGTCCGCCTGGCACACGGTGAGCATCAGGTGCGCCGCGTCGAGGCTGTGTATCGCGTTGGGGCTGGCTCCTTGCGACTGTTTCCCCTTGGACGGCTTGAGTTCCTCCACGAAGCAGACCGCCAGCTGCAGCGTGTTGGAATAGTAGCCGGTGCTCAGCCTGGGGCCGGCGGGCGGCCCGTACTGCACGTACAGCTTCTTCGTGATCCCCTCTGTGTAGTGCTGCACGACCGGGAAGTGCGTCAGCGGGACCACCCAGGAGAGGAATCTGCCCTCACGCTCTGCCTCTCGGCCCGCCCGCTCCAGCTTGGCCAGCAGCTGCATCGGCCTCCTAAGGGCCTCCCGGCACGTGGTGTACACCTCCCGGCCCAGGAACGCACCCCACCTGTGCTCCATGTGGTACAGCAGCTCGATCCCGTGCTTCCTGGAGTCGTCGATGATCTGCTGCCCCAGGCCGTACGCCGTGCCCCCGTAGGGGATCGTCATGGTGTTCCTCTTGACGATCTTCCTACGGTGGGCGGCGTCTTTTATTCGGCACCAGAACACGGGTGCGGCCATGGCCATCAGCTCCGCGTTCTCGTGCTTCAGCCGGTGGATGTCACCGGCGAGCCTGCTGCGCCTGTCGGATTTGGGCTCGCATTCGTTGATCTCCTTTTTGAGTTCCACGATATTGTCTATGAGCCGCTCGCAGGCGGCCTTCTCCTCCTCGGTCATGCCGGACACGTCCTTCTCCAACTTGGCCCAGACGTGGTCGGCGATGTACTTGTACAGATCCCCCGGAAGATCCAGCGGGACCAGGTTGACGTGCGGTGCCGTGACCTCATCCCTCGTCAGGGCCGCCAGGTGCTGGCTGCCGTTGTTCGACCCATCGATGAACACCTCGAGCCCGCTCTCGTACATGTACTCGGCGCCTTCCGCCCAGTGCGAGGGCAGGTAGTGGCCCCTGTGCGAGGCCTGCCAGTCCCGGAATGACTTCAGCTCGAAGCACGTGGCGAGGAACTGCCAGGGGTGGTCCGCGCGCATCCACCCCTGATTAACCTTGGGATTCTCAGCGTAGGACAGCAAGATCTCCTCGTTGTCGGCGGCCCACTCCGCCCTGTCCTTCAGCGGCAGTTTGTCAGTCTTGAGCCTGTCGATGCGGCCCGAGTCTCCCGCCCAGGAGGATGCCAGAGACACCATTAGCCAGAAGAAGCCGGACCTCCCTATCGGCTTCCTGTCGGCCCTCAGCAGCAGGCCCCTGGCCACGTCGTTGCCCTGCTCGTGCAGATAGGCGGTCGCCGGGTATTTCCTACCGCGGAAGTCGTAGTAGTACAGGTGGTAGAACACCTTGTCCACGAACCGCGAGGCTATGTCGATCACCGCCCTGGCCTCCCTCAGCTTGGTGTTCCTGGCCTCCGGATTGGTCTGCTCCCAGATGTCGGAGAATGCCTCGACCTTATTCCTCAGGGCCCACATTTGGATATTCAGGACGTGCTCGTTTACCGTCCACCCGATGCGCTGGGCCCTGTTCAGGCACTCGAAGACCATCGGGTGGCTCTGCGGCGACAGGGCATCCAGTACGTCCTTGCTGCCCGTCTTCACCATGTTCCACCCGGTCTCGTGCCTGGAGCCGCGCCACTGCCCGTACGGCCTGATGTTCGGGAGCTTCTCGATCGAGCCGGGCTCCACGCTGTTCCAGAGCTGGCATATCCCGTCGTCATCTAGCACCTGCACCAGGTAGGCATTGTGTCCCTTCTGGCCGTGGCCCATCACGACCTGCAGAAAGCCCAGCTCCTCAAAGGAGTACAGCAGGAAGGCGCCGGTCTTGGCCGCCAGCGACGAGTCCTTCTTCAGTCTGAACTTCCCCCTTATGGTGTGACCGATGGCACAGATCAGTTCCGTCAGGTAGATCGTGTGCCCGCCGAAGCCCTTCTTCTGGCGCGTGTAGAGGTACACCACGGATATCAGGTGGTCCGTGTACTCCCTGACGTCATGTCGGAGGAGGTACTTTAGAGGATTCTGCGGAGATATCTCCGTCCTCAGCCTTGCTCGGATGCTTTCCACCAGAATTTCTCTCATCTAGTATCCTCGCTATTCGCGGTGCGCACATCAGTATCAGCAGCCCAAGTATCAGCTTTACCACTGTCTGGCACCCCTGTGTTTGTCATAGATCAGCAGGAGTACCCAGGCCAGAAGCAGCAGAAGTTCGATCGGCAGTTTGGTCAGGAAGAAAAGCGCCGTTGCAAGGAGTAGATAATGTATGGCTCTGTTCAATTATCCTCTCCTATTCACGGAAAAAAAAAAATACGCAGAGCGGAGACGCCCGAAGGCGTCCCCGATTTGTGCAGTGATTTGAAGCCTAGCTCTTTGGAAGTTGCAATTCCAGGCCTTTTTGTCTCTCGACGAAGAACGGGATCAGGCTACCCTTTGGACCAAGGTCAAAAGCTGCGAACACTTCCAGCGGAGAGAACAGCGAGCCGACGAAGCGCTTGTAGTTCCAGTCGACCCGCACGTCCCCCCGGTGGAATCTTTTTACGGACCGCACAAAGTTTTCCGACAGGAAAACTCTGCGCAGTTCGGACGCCTCGAAGCCGGACGTCTTCTTCATGTAGTACCACCCGGCTATGTCAACCGGGTCCTCCGGCGCGTGCCGATTTCCACTTTTCATACGCTTCGATCGCCAGGATGGAGAGGATGGAAATTGCCAAGAAGGACACGGCGGCCTTCCCGGTGATGATGGCGTTCCCGAGAATGGTGGGCGCGGTCACGAACATGACGACCGCGTACCCGATTATCAGCAGCGTCCGCTTGTTCATCGTCCTGCCTCGGGCACGTCGACCACGATGGTGTCGCTGTTAGAGTTCACGAAATCGAAGATCTGTTCGATGAGCTCTTCGCGCTGGCGCCGCTCTTCGCGGAACTGCTCGATCCTTGCGACGACCTCGTTGAACTTGCCGCGAACTGCCTCGAAGAATCCCTCGATGCCGGAGGCGGCGCGGGCCACGACGGGGCGGGCTGCTATCGTCAGGTTCACGAGCGCCCATCCGAGCAGGTACAGCGCCCAGTACAGCGACACGAGCGACACGATGTAGAACCAGCCGATGGCGACGAGCTTGGCGGTAAAAATGCTTGACAACATGGCTATCTCCTGTGAGGGTTGGATAGACTTCTGTCTATCATATAAGATGGCGCCATTTGCGCGTTTTTTACCCCGCTCTCGGCGGGGCTTCCGGTTCCTCATGCCATGGTCACTGTGCCTCGGCGGTCCATCACCAGCGACTGCCTGCGGGGGGAGTCCGTGAAGCTCAGGTGGACCCAGCCGCCCGAGGGCGAGTCGGGGAACTCCAGGATCAACTGGTCGTAGATCATGTGCTCGTCGCGCAGCCTGGCCGCCACGTCGCGCGGGGAGCCGTACCTCGGCGCCACGAAGTCTACGGCGCAGCCCAGCACGTGCTGCGAGGACGGCTTACTGCCTATCCTCTCGTTGAGCTCCAGGCACCTGTACCAGCTGGTGACCAGGACCGGGACGCCCAGCATCGTCCGGACCGTATCCATCCTAGCGGCGGTTCTCCGTATATTTTCCATCACCGCCCCGGGAGGGGGCTCGTTGTTTATTCCCAGGCGGGCCGCCGTCTGGCTCGCCACGGCCTCCCCGTACGAGAAGAATAGGGACAGCGGGTACGAGTGCTTCACGGCCAGGCCTCCAGACAGGCGCGGAGCTTTATGCCTCTCACTTCCGCAGCTCCTGAAGTTTCCGCTGCCAGCTCTGCGCCTCTTCTGACCAGGTCGCCGCATCTCGAGACAAGTCCCTCGCCGTCGGCGAGTAGCTCCGCGAGTCTTCCGGCGCGAGCGACACAGGAGGAGAGGGAGTCTCCGGCGGTCGGACCTCCCGCGAATCCGGCCAGGTCGCGGCGCAGCCTGTCGCGGTCAAGGCGAATAGCACCGACGCTGCGATTGAGCGCATCTATCTCTCCCGTAAGTTTCCTAGAATCGGCCTCGGCGGCCGAGGCGCGGCCCCTGGCCGCATCCACCTCCGCCTGCATGCCGCGCTCCATCTCCCTGTACTCGGCCTGGCGCCTGCCGGCCGCCTCCGCGGCAGCCAGCAGCGCGGCCCCGTGCCGGGTCTCCCACCGGTCCCCGCAGAGCTTCCACCCGAGGAGGACCCCTGCGACGAACAGCAGCGCCGCCGCCAGCGCCTTGGCCGCCAGAGTCCCCGCCCACACGCCCAGCTGAGCGAACATGCGTCATCTCCCCGGTCTCTGCTCGTCCCCCGCGTCCATGTTGCCCTGGCGCAGCACGCGCACGAATATGGCGACGGCCGCCACGCCGAAGGTCAAGAACGCGAAGCTGGCGGGGCCCATCGTGTCCCTGAACAGCGGCAGCGAAAGCTCCGCGGCCGACAGGATCGCCATGAACGCCATCAGACGGACGCTCCACGCCTTCAGCAGGACGCTCTTCCATTCGGGTATAAGCTTTACCATGAGATATCCTTGTGGGTTTGAACTAGGACAAAACACCCCGAGTGTCCCCTTAAAGGCCATTATGGCCCCTCTCCGGGATAATTCAACGGGGTCCGGCTGCGTCCGCGATCTCGGCGCGGCGCGTTGAAAATAAGTGAAGATCTGGGCCCCGTGGCGCCCCCGCCGGCCGCGGCATCCCCTCCCCCGTCGGCCGCCCCGCCCCGCGGCTCCCGCGACCGCCTCGCCCGCCGGCCGGGCGCGCGGACCCCGTCACGGGGCGAACTGGACCCCGCCGTTGGTCTTGGTGCCCAGCTCCGTCTCCTTCACCAGCCACGCGAGCTGGTCGAACTCGAACCTGTTCCCCTTGATCTCGCAGGTGCCGTTCTGGTCCATCTTGACCTCGTTGACCCTGATGTAGAACATGTCCCCCAGCGCCAGCGAGAGGCTCTCCAGCTTGACCAGATCCCCCGGCTCCAGTATCTTGTCGCGAACTATGTACCTAAGGCTGATGCCCACCGCGGACCTGCTGGTCCGCACCATCTCCTCGGCCTTGGCCCTGGCATGGTAGAAGTCGCTGCAGCCCTCCAGGAACACGGTGGTCTCCAGCGGCACCCCGTTGTCCTCGGCCAGCATCAGGTCGTATATCTCGCTGCTCTGCTCCACGTCCTGGAACGCGGAGTACGAGGTGTCCCTGGTGGTCCAGAAGGTCAGCCCGGACGGGGCTGTTATGCGGGCCGCGGCGCCCTTCCGCTCTCCCGTGTTCTGGGCCTCTATATTTATGCGGTACGTGACCCCGGCCACCAGTGTGGCGGAGAACGTGACCCTGCCGCCGGAGGTGGCGCTGGCTATCAGCACGTTGTCCACCGTGCGCCTCAGCTCCAGCGTCCCCGAGTCGTCCGTGGCGAATTCCCCGCCGAAGGAGCCGGACTCCATCGGCCTCACCAGCCACGTCAGGGAGGTGGCGGTGTCGTCCGGCCCGGTCCACACCGCCGTGCCGTTCATCAGGATCGTGTACGGGCCCGGGGCGCCGGTCCCCGGATCCACGTCCCACGTGTAGGTCGGCACGCTGTAGTCCACGCCCCCGATGCCCTTGAAGTAGGCCATCGTGGTCTTCAGCGGCCAGGCTGCCGTGTCCTCTTTGAAATTCTCCGCCTCGTTCATGAATTTCACTATGCAGTGATTCAGGCGGTCCCCGGACGAGGGCCAGGTGACCATGACGGTCTCCCCGGCCACGATGTCGTCGTCCGTGATCGTGGCGTCCAGGAAGGGCGCGTAGTCCTCCGTCGTGTACGGCATGGCTCAGACCCCGTTGTAGTTCACAAGCACGGACACCTGGGACGGCGCGTAGATCGTGTTGGTGGCCACGTGCTTCAGATAGATGTTGAAGTTGAACACGTAATTGTAGCCGGACGGCGGCGCCGGGGTGTTGCTGAGCCACATCGAGAATATCCGCTCCGTGGACAGTGTGTACCACGTGCCTACGGCGTTCGAGCTGCTCCAGAAGCTCGGCAGCTGCAGCGCGTTCGAGAAGTTGTCGTACCACTCCTCGATCAGCTCGAACTTCACCTGGTACCCGTTGCCGACGCCGGCCTCTGCCGCCCCGCTGAGCCACGAGCCGCTGCTGACGGTCGCGAGGTCCGACGCGTCCCAGTTGAGAGCCTTCTGCACCTGGAACGAGCCGTCGGCCTGGAATCTGATGGCGACGTGCCACCAGTGGGACGGATCCGAGTACGGGTATACCAGACTGTACGCGCCGCCCGGATACTCCACGGTCCGATCCGGGGGCGTCACGTCCGTGCCGGCCCCTCCGCCGCCGCCGGGCGGGGTCGTCTCGTCCTCCCCGTCCGGATACACCACGGGGACCTTCTCCAGAAGCGGGTACTTCACGGACAGCTTGTACCTGCCCTGGGACCATACCAGGCGGGCGTCCCCCATCGTGGTCAGCATCGCCTCCACGTTCTCCCGCATGGGCTTGGATGGGTCCACGACCATGTTGCACTCGTACAGGGGCAGGTCCCTGCTCTCCACGTTCCTGGTCCCGTCGGTGTTGCGGTATATCTTGCCCACGGTCAGCACGTTCTGCCTTACGATCTGCCCGCACACCCTGGCCGCGTCGTAGAAGCTGGACAGGTTGATCTCCGCCACCGAGCACCGCTTCCCCGGGTCGAACGCCCTCACGGTGTCCGTCCCGTTGTCGTAGGATAGCTCGCTGGCCGTAAGGTAGTCCAGCAGGCACAGCGCCGGGTTGTTGGAGTACACGCGGGTGTCCGACAGTTTGTACCATTTCTGCTTCAGCCTGTCCCACTGCGCCCCGTCGACCTGCGCTGCGTACTCCACCACGAAGCGCACCCTGCGCCCCTCGATCAGATACTGGACCTGCGGGACCATGCTGAACTGCGGGTCCTCCCTGTTCAGCCGAATCACCGTCGTGGCGTAGGCCATTCCGGGAAACTTCGCCGTGGCCCTGGAAGAGAAATTCGCCACCGCGGTCGAGTTGGCCTGCGGCGCCAGAACCCCCGGGCCGGACTGCTGGCCGAACATCACCTCCGTCCGGAAGGCGGCCCGCTGGTCCGGCGGCTGATCGTAGTTCAGGGAGCTGTCCAGGGCGTAGTCGTTGATCCACTTGGACTCCTCGACCACCATGTCGTAGCAGGCGTGTATGGGGCCGTGGCACAGAACCTGCTGAAAGAACAGGAACCTGTTGGTGTTCCCGAGCTGCGTGGACGTCAGCTCCCCGGACACGAAGCCCCTGTTCGAGTTCAGGGAGGCGGCCTGGTAGTAGTTGCTGCTGGTCGCGTGCCAGACGCGTACGCCGCCGATCTTCACCCTGCCGTACGCCAGCGGGATCGGCTTCATCTCGCCCTCGACCACCAGCTCGAACCCCTTTCTGGCTTCGGCGGCCTCCTTCGCAGCCTTCCGCATCTTCTTCGCCTGCACCACCTGGTAGGCGACGGCGGCGGCGACAATCGCGTAGTAGGCAATCACGAGAGGCAGCGGAAACATCTTTTACCCCGTCTTCTTTCCCCAGAGAAACTCGGCCTTCCCGGACCCCTCGTAGACGTGCTCGAAGGAGGTGTCGGATGGATCTATATTACGTATCTCGGTCTTGGAGGTGAACAGCTGCGTTATGCCGTCCAGATCGGCCATCGGGCTGGCGCAGGCCACCACGGCGCGCACCTCCCCGGCCTCGGCCGTGTCTACCTCGTAGGAGAAGCTGTCGGCCTTGCCCTTGTACAGCAGTATCAGCTCCTCCTCCGCCGCGCTGACTAGCGGCGTGCCGGCGTCCGTGACGCCCATGTACACCTCCACGTCCTTCCCGACGATGTTGCCGAATACCGACACCATCGCGTAGCCCGGATCGGCGAGGACCACCCTGTAGATCTCCCTGTCAACGGACGTGGAGATGTGCGGGGGATCCAGCGAGACGATGCGGCCGTCGTGCGTGAACAGGCGCTCCGTGGGCAGCCCCGGGTCCACGATCAGCGATCTAAAGTAGTTGGTGGCCCTGTAGTCCCCCACCCGCAGGAGGAAGAAGACCTCGTAGTGGTCGGAGGCCAGTATATCCAGTACGGATTGGGCTATGCTTATCATGGCAGCTCGTACACGATCTTGGGGACCCGCTCCACCATGCGGATGGCCCCGTTGTCCATCAGGATGCCGTCCACGTAGGACATGCCGATCACGCTGTCTCCGTCCAGAAACACCTCCATCCTCACGTCGTCCCTGTAGACTATCGCCTGGTTTATCACATCGGTCATCAGCGGCGGGAACACCTCGATGACCTGCTCTCCCTGCGCCGCCTCCACGTCGTGCGTCAGCATGTACACCTTGGTGTGATTTGCGAAGCGCAGGAACGTTCCCATGGGTATCAGACCGGTGACCTCGCTTATCTTCAGGCTGCTGTCCCCCGCGTAGCCCAGCACGGCCGTCAAGGTGTCCTCCGCGGTCCTGGCCATCAGGACTCCGTAGTTCTGCGGCACCATTATCTGGAAGGACGAGGTGACGCCCTTCTCCACGAGGAACGCGAACAGGTCGTTCGCCTCCCTGTACAGCGGCTCCACGTTCGTTTCCATCTCCCAGCGTTGCGGCGGACGCCGCGCCGCGTACCTGCTGAGAGACATAGAGTCCGACAGGTACACCGGCGTGTTGCTCCTGACAGTCATCGGGGCCACGAACCTGGCCAGCACGTCGTCGCCCCTCAGTATCCCGTACACGGCGCCTCCGTCAGAACTGCTCCGGGACCACCTCGATCTGCAGGCGCAGCTTCTCGGTGATCCCGGCCTTGTTGATGCGCCTGTAGTTAACCGGCAGCTGCTTCAGCGCCAGCTCCACCTCGTACCGGTCCCTCTGCTGCCTGTAGCACAGCATGAAGTCGGAGCGGGTGTACAGGAGCAGGATGTCGTCCACGGGATTGGTTATGCTCCTCACGTCGTCGTGCACCAGCAGCGGCGAGAACATGTTCCCGAAGGCCGTGGTGACGTACTGCGACACGGTGGAGTCGTACCAGTACAGCCTGGCGCCGCCGTACTGGCAGTACGCCACGGCCACGTTCATGTTCCTGTCGAACGCCAGAGACAGCTCCGTGAGGCCCGGTATATTCAGCAGACTGTGCATCTCCCCCGTGGTCAGGTTCCGGATCTTCACCAGCCCGTTGTCGTACCAGCAGCGCCAGTCGTGCAGGTCTATGCCCTGCGAGGGGTCCGCCAGCGACACGCCGCCCCTGGCCAGATCCACCAGCAGCTTCCTGTCCTGGTGCTCCGGCGACAGGACCGTCCCCAGCACCGGGGAGGTGGACTCCCTGCTATCGGGGATCATCAGGGGTACCTGCCCCAGGACAGGCGGTACACCATCGTGAACGACCTGGTGTCATCCTTCGGGACCCCGTTGTCCCACACGAACTGATAATGGCCCATGCCGTTGCCCAGGTACAGGGCGCCTATCAGCCCGCCGGTGACGTTCCCGCTCGCCGTGCCGAGCGAGACGCGCACGTCCCTATAGAACGAGTCCTGTATGTAAGAGCCCTCCAGGGCGCCTCCGTCTGGCAGATCCGCATGCGCCGTGTACGTCGGGCCCGCGGCGTTCAAGGCGCCCAGCGTGGATCCGGTGGCGCAAACCATGCCCCAGTAGTTTACGTAGCCCAGCATGGGATGCGTGGCCAGGGGCCTCGGCGCGCACCTGATGACCGGGGGCGGCCAGGTGTTCCGCCCGGCCCCGTATACGTCCCCGGCCGTGGTCAGCCCGGTGGCCCTGCCGACGCCCGTTATCTGGGTGCCGGACACATTTATCGAGAAGTTCGTGTCGCCCAGCGGCGGGTACAGCCGGAACTTGTAGTACACGTCCAGCTGGTCTATTGCCGTCACGGGGAACGTGGTGGGGTTCCCGCTGCCATCCTTGACCAGCGCCCTGGAGAACAATGTGGTGCCGTCCCAACCGGCGCCGACCTCTGCGAGGTTGCCCACCACAGAACCCTGCGGAAACGACCGCGGGTGCTCGTACGTGATGTGGTACGGGGAGGTCTGCAGGAACGTGTAGCCGCCGCCCGACGCCACCGCGTTCGTGTGCGCCACCTTCGTCTGCAGCGTGGTGTCCGTTATGGCCGGCGTCGCATTCCCCGTGCCGACGGAGATGAAGTTGATGATCGTGGTGTTATAGTCGTCCGAGTGCGTCCCCAACCTGTTCAGCCCGGCGTTGGTGATCACGTTATCGAACCAGCCGCTGTCCCTGACGGTGCCGTCGGGTCTCCTGGCGATCAGCCTGTACTGCCCACCGCCGATCCTGGGGCCAAGGCCCAAGAGATCTATCTCGGCATACCTTCTCTTCAGGATTTCAAACAATTGTCGATTCTCCCGATATTACCGTGGCCCCCGTCGGACCGTACTCTTCCACGTCGTAGACGGAGAGATCCACGTAGTTGATGGTGGTGTAGGACGCCCCGGACAGTAGCACGGCGTGCCCTATCTGGTACTCCTCCGTGTCGTACTCGTACAGATCCACATAGGCTATCGTCGTGTACGAGGCCCCGGACAGCAGCACCGCGGTGTGCGGCTGGTACTCCTCTGTATCGTACAGGGACAGATCCTTGTAGACGATCATCACCGTGGAGGCCCCGGAAACCAGCGACGCCGACACGACCGTGTAGTCCTCCTGGTTCGGGAACCACTGGTACACGGCCATGGATGGCAGGTCGGTCCTCACGCCGTTCGTGTCCACCGCCACCGTGTACGGGGTGGACGTGAATACCGCCGGCAGGAGCTCGTCCGTGTCCCTGGGGATGCTCTCCACTAGAACCAGCTCCCCGGGATCCATCAGGATGCCGTCCGTGTACCGCATGCCCTGCACGGTGTCCCTGTCGTAGAAGCACTCCATGACCACGTCGTCCCCGTGGTACATGTAGGTCTCCGCCAGATCCGCCCGCAGCGGCGGGAACACGCTCACGGCCCCGGACCCGTCGAAGTCCGACAGAGTCACGTACACCTTCGAGTGGTTCCCGAACCGCAGGAACGTCCCACGCGGCATGAACCCGGAGTACGCCGGGGCGGACACCTGGGACTCCCCGGCCAGTCCCCCGTCCGTCAGCAGCACCTTTGACAGGGAGCCCGTCCTGCGGAGGATCACCCCGACGCTCTGCGGCACCAGCACCTCCGTCGGGGAGTGGGTGCCCTTCGTGACGAGGCTCTTCATGAGCTTGTGGCCGCCGTCGGACATCGGCACGATCCCCGCCGATATCTCCCACCGCTGCGCGGCCACGCTCCTGGTGCGGCGCAGCAGGGACAGGGAGTCCGAGGGGGTGACCGGGACGTTGCTCCTCACGGCGACAGGCGCCGCGAACACCGCTATCAGCTCCCGGTCCTCTCCGTCCAGAATTCCGTAGAGGGCCATCTCAGTCGTTCCATGAGGATCTGTCCCAGCGGAACGTCACATCCAGGTACATGGTCGAGTCGCTCGATTTGCCGATCACAGGATCCCACACGAACTGGAAGAAGCCCAGCGTGGTGTGGGCCCTGAGCGCCGACAGGCCCCCGGCCAGGTTCCCGGCGGAGGGCGAAGCCACGTACCGCACGGTCCTCTCGAAGCTGTTCGCCACGTAGTCCCTCTTGTACGCGCTCCACCCGTTCCCGGCGGAGATCCCCTGCGTCAGGGCGGCCCCGGTGGGGGATCCGGTCAGCGGTCCCAGGGACGCCCCAGGCCCGTAAATATACCCGAGGAAACCGGAGCCGTCGCTCTTGGTGTCGAAACCATGGCCCGCCGATATATTCGTTGGGAGGACAGAGGCCCTTACGGCACCCGTATGCGCCGTTCCGGTGGAGAAGGACAAGGTGCCGTCGCCCAGCGGCGGGTCCACCCTTATCAGGTAAAAGACGTCCAGGTACTCGTCCGGCAGAACGGTGACGGAGGTCGGCTCCCTGGCGGAGTCGCGTATCCTGGAGCGCGCGAACAGGCCGTCGATCGCCCACCCGATGCCGACCTCCGACAGCTCGGTGGGCTCCGTGACGAATCCCGCGTAGAATCTCTTGGCGACCACTCGATCCACGTAGAACGGGCTCTCGTCCATCTCGATGTTCTGCGCTCCGACCGGGCTGTTGGAGCTTGTGAAGGCAACCAGGTCCTGCATCTGCGTGTCCGACGTGGAGGACGGCGCCGTGCCGCTCCCCACGTGGATGTGTGTGCACAGGTCTCCGGTATTGGTGCCCATGCGGTTCATACCGAGGTCTGTTATGATATTGGGGCACCACCCGGCCAACCTCCTCACACCCCTCGGGCCGCCCGCGACCAGCCCGAACGTACCGCGCAACCTAGAGGTGGGTAACACTATCACGGGTATCTCCCCCAGGAGACCCGTCTAGTCAGCTTCAGAGTCTTCGTATTGTCTTTAGGTATTCCCGGCGTCCAGACACACTGGTACACACCACCCATGCCTTCCCAAAGTTTATATCCACCGACACCGCCGGCAAAATTGGCATTCCCAGTGGCCCAGTTGTGCTCCACTGTCTGCGTATAGCTGCCATTGACGTACGCCGGCAACGTGGACGGAGCGCCTACCCCGGAGAAAACATTCATGAACTCCATACCACTATTATTCGCGTGATCGGCGGTAACCGCCGCCAGAGAGGCCCCGGCCGGGTATAGGTAGCCATAGCCACCGACACCAGTCCACGCCGCTGCTCCTCCCACATACGTGGCCCCTGTATTGCTGAATTGCCAGTAACTTGAGCCCGCATTCAGTATCCGTCCTTGATAGCTGTAGTCGACACCGGAGATGTTCACAGTACCGGAGGTGTCCTCGAGTGGTGGGTACATGGTGATCTTGTACCTCACATCCAACTGGTCCAGTGAGGTGATGGAGAGGGTCGTCGGATTCCCCCCGGCGTCCTTTATCAGGGACCTAGCGAACAGCGAGTTATTAGCCCAACCCACCCCCACCTCTGACATGTTACCGACCACAGCCCCCTGCGGAAATGCATATCCGAACTGCCGTGTCACGTAGTAGGTTGGAGACGGCCCGTACACGAGACCGGTAACGGTGGCCGAAGTAGTGGTCCAGGCGGACAGGGCCTGCAACTGCGTGTCTGTGAATGCCGGAGTCGAATTACCGGTGCCAATGGCTACCCCGGCTATCATCGGTTGATTCATCGGGGCTACTTGTCCGATTCTATCAAGTCCTATATTAGTTATCACATTCGGAAACCAGCCCGTATCGACGCGGACAATGCCGCCTCTCTTTAGCGTCAGGTTGAATTCTCCTCGGAGACGCTGGGCTGGGAACTCCGTCACCAGGTCAATATAGCGTCTGCGTAAAAGAATCATGTCAAAGAACCTCCTTCCAGATTTGAAGTGTTCGTGATATCGTCAGGAATAGCATGGTCGTAATCCACATATACAATAGTCACTGTGAGGACGCCCCCGATCAGGTTCGACGTGTTAGTAATCTCTTCCGGTGGCTCATGGTCGTAATCCTTGTACACAATAACCACTGTGAGTGTGCCGCCTGTCAGTTCCGATGTGTTGCGAATGTCCTCGGGCACTACGTGATCGTAGTCCAGGTACACAATGGTGGCCGTCAGGACGCCGCCGACGAGTCTGGAGGTATTTGTTACTGACAGCTCTTCCAGACTCCACAGCACCGCCAATAGCTCCGGCAGGTCCGTCCTCACCCCGTTGGTGTCCACCGCCACCGTGTAGGGGGTGGAGGTCACCACCTCCGGTAGCAGTTCCGACACGTCCCGCGGAACGCTCTCGACGAACCTGATGCGGTCCACGGACATCAGTATCCCGTCCGCGAAATGCATGCCCTGGACCGTGTCCACGTCCGCGTGGCACACCATCACCACGTCGTCCCATCTGTACAGGTAGGTGGCGTCCGCGTCGGTGCGCAGCTGCGGGAACACCCTCACGGACCCCGGCCCGCTCAGGTCCTCCAGCGTCGTGTACACCTTCGTCCCGTTGCCCAGCCGGAACATCGTCCCGCGGGGCATCAGGCCGTCGTTGGACGCCAGCGCGAGGGTCCACGAGCCGGCCGCGCCCGCGCCGGACAGGAGCACCTTCCCGGGGGAGTGCGTGCGCCGCAGCACCACCCCGACGCTCTGAGGCAGCAGCACCCTGTACTCGTCCGAGAGGCCCCTCCGGACGAACTCGTTGAATGCCGCCTGCCCGGACGCGGACAGCGGCTCCAGCCCCGTCTCCAGCTCCCACCTCTGCGCCGCCTCGGCCCGCGCGCTCCTGCGCAGGGCCAGGGAGTCGTGCGCGTCGACCGGGACGCGACTGACCAGGGACAGCGGGGCCGTCAGTCTGGCAGCCAGCTCGTCGTCCTCACCGTGCAGCAGTCCGTAGACGCTCACGGCTTGTATCCCTTCTCCTTGTTGTGCACGTTGACGCCCTCGGCTATCCGGGGCAGCATCTGCATGACCTCCATGCGCGTCTG